TGGTGGCCACATTTATATAGATTAAAACTTAAAAAGATAGTGGATAGTCAACAGTTTGCAGATATTTTAGATCAACCTGCCACAGAATGTGGCACTGAAACACTAAGAGATATACTCAGCACTAAAGGCCGAGAATTAGAAATTAATGATGCTATATTAGCACAAGCAGAAGCAGATGTTCCAAAAAGTGGCTACGAAACACAACAATTTTATACATTAGCCGTAGACCCGAATACTGGTAAGCCAACATTAGAAACAGTTGATCAAACTGATGTAGATGCCAGTAATACTGGCCTTGATACTAGTCGTATTCATGGTAGAGCACAACGTAGTGGTTATGTGGGCTATTTGTTAGGTGATGGCATACCACCTAATGGCTATGAGTTTGGACACGGCATACAATTTCCAGCCAGTCCACAAAAAGACGATTACTTTTTACGCACTGATTTTGCTCCAAATAGATTATTTCGCTATGATGGCGGACGTTGGTTGAAAATCGAGGACAGTGTACGTCATACATTAACTAACACTGACAACAGAAAAACTCTCAAAACTGGATTTATTAATAATACAAATACAAATACTATTGCAGGTGAAGTTGTTGAAGAACGTCAAGCACTTAGCAAAGCACTTAAACCTAGGGCAGATTTATAATGCAGTTTTTTTACGATGGCCAAATAAGACGTTATCTATTGCAGACTATACGTTTGCTTAGTAACTTTGTGGTAAAATATGGTGATGGAAGATTAGTTCGCGTACCTGTAATGTACGGTGACAGCGATAGACAAGTTGCGCATATTCAAAAACAAAATAGTGAAAATAAAATCAACAGTGCTCCGCGCATTGCCGTTTACATCACTGATTTAGATTTAGATAAAGAACGACTAGCAGATGCCACACATGTAGGAAAAGTACATATTCGTGAACGTGACATTGAAAATGGTGACTACACTAGCAGTCAAGGGCGTAATTATACTGTAGAACGACTAATGCCCACACCATTCAAAATGACTCTTAAAGCTGATATATGGACCAGTAATACTGAACAAAAACTACAGTTGTTAGAACAGATATTAATGCTATTCAATCCTAGTTTAGAGATACAAACTACTGACAACTATTTAGATTGGACTAGTTTAAGTGTAGTAAACTTAGGTGATGTTCAATTTAGTAGTCGTAGTATACCTGTAGGTGCTGAAAGTAATATTGATATTGCTACACTAAGTTTTGATATTCCTATATGGATTAGCCCGCCTAGTAAAGTTAAAAAACTAGGAGTTGTACACAGTATCATTATGAGTGTATTTGAGGGCATTGAGCGAGGTAACAATGGATACATTGAAGGACTGGGGGTTGATGTAACTCCCGACGGTGTTAAAGCTGCTGACCTTATTCACACAATCAAAACAACTATAGACAATTATAGAATTGTTGTGTACGGTGGTCAGGCTAGAATTTTAGATCAAGGCGAAATTACTGGTGCAGATGCCACAGACCTTACAGACGTGGACATCGAAACCCCAGACAATATAAATTGGCGTACAGTTCTTGATGCCTATCCAGGAAAATATCGTGCAGGCGCAACACAGATATTTTTAATTCAAAATGACGGCACAGAAGTTTCAGGCACTGTGGCCATAAACAGTTTAGATGAAAGTATACTAACAGTCAACTGGGATCCAGACACTTATCCCAGTAATACAGATATTATCAGTACAGCGAGACCAAATAGTCCCGGAACATTCGATGCTATTGTAGATCCAGAAAAAAGTGCGCCAGGATCTGGGTTGGCTATACCGACATTAGGCACGCGATATCTGATTATAAACAATATAGGTGGCGGTGTTAGAGAAACCTTAATAGCAGATAGTCGTAGTAATAGAATAGATACCGCTGTGGACTACGATAATGTTGATGATGTCAAAGTTTACGTCAATGATTTGGCAGTTACATTTACACAAATCAATGCACAAGGTCTTTTGTCTATAAAATTGACAAATACAGTTAACATAGATGACGTAATCACATACGAGGTCTATCTTAATGAGGATGGGCCAAATGCATGGAAAAACGCAGATAATAGCGATTTTATTGCCAATACTAATGATATTATAGAGTGGGATGGCGCTAAGTGGCAAGTAATTTTTGATGCTGCTGCCACAATGGACTCTTTGGTCTACCTCACGAACATATATACTAATGTTCAATACAAATGGGACGGCGTCAGTTGGCGCAAGAGCTTTGAAGGGGAGTATCCAAGAGGAACATGGAGATTAGAACTATAAAAGATCGAATAGTATGTAGTGGTGCAATTTTTTATTCTAAATCTTCTGGACGCATCTTACTTCTGCAAAAAGCTACTGGTAAACATTCAGGTCACTGGGGACTAGTGGGCGGCACTAATGATCTTGGAGAAAATTCATGGCAGGGGCTTCAGAGAGAAATGCAGGAAGAAATCGGTGATATTCCTACTATTATTAAATCAGTTCCATTAGAAACATTTGTCAGCAACGATAACGTCTTTAATTTCCACACATATTTGTGTGTTGTGGACAACGAGTTCATACCAAAACTCAGCAGCGAGCACAACGGATGGTGTTGGTGTAATATAGACACTGCGCCAAAGCCGTTACATCAAGGCCTTCGCAGTAGTTTTGGAAATAAGACAGTTAGGGCCAAACTTCAAACAATATTTGATGTTGTGACCCTAATTTGATTAGGCCTGCGCCTCACTCCAACGTAACACAATACTGACTTCTTGTGTTGATCCACCAGTTAAGAAGCAGTTAATTGCCAACACATCTGGACCGTTTGGATACATTCCCCTACCACCAATAGCAGTATTAGTAATCTCTTTCAGTGGTCTTAGATCAAGTTGCGTCTGTGCGTTAGGTAATCCAACGAATGAGAAAATTGCTTCACCTGGGGCAGCATAGCTAGCCAATGAGCTAAATGAAAATTCTGATCCGTTAGTAACGTTACCTAGGAAGTTTCTGTTGAAATAAACTTCTCTGTAGTTTGTGCCACCGATATTAAATATGCCACTTAATCCAGTCACGGTCATACCACCAGGAATCAATGCTTGAACCGCTGGGGTTGGTGAGCTAACAATCATACCAGGTCTTACGTTAGTGGTTTCCGTAGCAAGGAATCGTAGGAAGTAGGTTCTATTATACGGACCCAATACACTAAACGAAGCAAAAGTCACAGTAAATGTATTATCCCAAGTTACTGAGCTGCCGAGTGCTACCTGTGCAAAGCTGGGTAATCCACCTAACGCTGGGTTGGCTAAAGTTCTCCACTCAATTAGCGTCGGATCTTGGGGATAGTTACTTGGGTTCAATACGCCTTCAACAACGATACCAGATGCACTACCACTACCTGCAGTAACTTCAATGCCCTGCAATAGTAACTGCGCTCTGTTGATTAACTCTCTATCGCCTAAATCGCCAACGATGGCGTTTGACACGCTTGGAGCCAACCTAATTAAGAACGCTGTGGCACGTGTTGTTGATGCTACAAATGGCATAGATTATCCAAAAGAAACTAACTGTCCCAATACTGTACAACTATTGATATTAGTAGTGTTTATCAGAGTATATGATACTACATCTATTCCATTTTCCACCCCGGATGGAATAATACCCGCTTGCCAATTTATATTCTGAGGATTACCATTAATTCTAAATTCTGTTGGAATATAGGCAGAGCTTGTTTGATTTAATAATAAAACTAATATTGTTGAGTATCCAGTATTCAAAGATAAATTAGTTACATTAACAGTAAATGTGCCAAGAATATTGGTATGATTAAAAACTCTAGACAAGCTAGCATCGTGATTAACTATACCTGTTGCGCTAGTGACAGTAACAACTGATTCTTGAACTTGATTAATAGTAAGTGTTTTTCCTAATGATAAATTTCCACCTATTCCTACACCACCATTTACAATTAACGCTCCTGATGACGTAGAAGTTGATTCAGTATTATTATTAATTGATATAGTATTATTTGTTACATTTCCATAATCAGTAACTGTTTGTAAGTCTGCTACTGACCACACGGTCCATGTATTATACGATTGTGTTACTTGTGTTCCTGTACCACTTTGAATTACTATATCTAACCCAGATTCTCCTTGGAAACCTTGTGATCCTTGAACTCCTTGGAATCCTTGATAACCTTGACTGCCCTGAACTCCTTGGAATCCTTGAAATCCTTGGCTTCCCTGGATTCCTTGAAATCCTTGACTTCCTTGAACACCTTGAAATCCTTGACTTCCTTGAACACCTTG